GGGATAATACCCATAGGAGTTCATTTGATAATTTGTAGATTTAACGTTTCTACTTACGTTCTAGCAAGCGTGCATTTTGATAACCGCAATATCAAAGGAGTTCTTTCGGCGCCCTGGCTAGTACCCAGGTAATTCCGACGAGTCTTCGCGATATTCGCAACTTTCAGATGTATAATTGTTATAATTTAAAGTTATAAAAATTAAGTTATAAATTTGTTATGTAGTGATTTTACAGTGTTTTGAAGAGCACAGTTTAGCTATGTACCAAGCCTTTTAAGTAAGGTATCTATTTTTCCGTTTAATACACGCCAGTATGATGAATAAAACATCACATAAATTTTTAATTTGTGTAAAATTGATTGAGAATTGGCGATTTTCAATTATTTTCAGTTAGCTTTTTAAAGTAGGGTTGATTCTGAGATTATATGTTATATAACTGAAGTAACATGTTTTCTTATAGATGATATCCGCCCCCCCCCGAGTGGGGATTCTACACAAAAGTTCATAGTGTGGTCTTATCAATATATGACATTTTAGTCTTCTTTTTTTTGATTTGTAATATTTCATGAAATGTTTGGTGTGAGACACGAGTACTCGCAAACTTTCAATATGAGATGTTATAATAATTTTTCGAAGATATTTTTCCTTTTATGGACGAGGGGTATAATTTCCTCTTAGGACCACGGTCAAGCAAAATTTAGACAGTAACAGTTACTTACTTTTTAGCAGAATCTCTAGCTGCTTTTAAGTATTGGGTTATTAGTTGAACCAAATAGTTTCATTTTTTCTCTATTGTTTTTAAGAGATAAATAATTTTATATCTTCTTTATGATGATGAATATTAATTTATTTTAGAATGTATTTCCATGAACCTTTTCCAATAGGAAGAGACACTCATGATATATTCGCGTGATTTTTTCACATATTCTATTTTAAGATTTTCACATTGTAATGTAAGCTCTATGATCTAAAATTTCCGGTGATCCCGGTTAGGATTTATTTCGAGACTACAAATATGTTTATGAAAACCTCCTATTTAGGAGTTAAGGATTTTACGCCTTTACAAGTGAGATCGGCTGCGTTAGTTTGATACGCCAAACGTTAGCTTAAATTTTACCTCGTATTTCTAACAATTTTTTAAATACACAACAACTTAACTGTGTGCGACAGGATTCGCATAGGCATGGATTTGCCGAC